TCCCTTTTAAAGACCCCCTCTCTAAAATCATCTCTCGAAAGTAATGGATTTGGATTTTTAGGTATGTATTCAGATTCCCACATAGTTATACACTACTCCACAATATAAAACTGTCAAGTCCGTTCTGTTGCTTAAAAACTATGAAGAGATACAATATGGGGTTTGATTTTTGAGACACTATTTGGTAAATAGTATTGTGAGTAAAAAATTAAATAGAGATACATTTATAGAAAGATGTAAAATAATACATGGTGACAGGTATGATTATTCGAGGGTGGTATTTTCTGGTGTTATGAAGAAAGTTGATATACTATGTAAACCCCATGGTATATTTTCGCAGAGGGGTGATCATCATATGGCTGGTCGGGGGTGCCCTTTATGTAAAAACGACAATATTAGTAAGGTACATAGTTTAACAAATAACGAATTTCTTGAAAAATGTAAATTGCGACATGCTGATTTTTATGATTACAGTAAAACATTATATATTTCTGCTAAACACCGTGTTGTAGTAACTTGCCCGTTACATGGTGATTTCAATGTTTTTGCATGGAACCACCACAAAGGTTCGGGATGTCCAGCATGTACCAAGAAGAGGGTTTATGATATGAGTTGTTTAGGTGTGAGCGGATTTTTAAAAAAAGCCGAAGAAATTCACGGAGATTTATATGATTACTCTTTAATTAAAGAGTATATCGGATATAAGACGAAATTACCAATAATATGCAGAAAGCATGGAGTCTTTGTTCAGAATCCTAATAATCATATATCATGTGCGAAGGGGTGTCCGGTATGTAATACATACTCGAAATCTGAAAAATATATAAATGATATATTATCGAAGAGAAGAATTCAATTCACATCACAGAAAACATTTGAAGATTTTAAGAATCCTCTGACGAATCGGCCATTTCGTTTTGATTTTTATTTAAATGAAATCAATACTGTTATAGAGTATGATGGAAAGCATCATTTTGAAAGTATCCCATATTGGGGAGGTGATGAATACCTAAAAATTATAAAACGTGTAGATGTTTTAAAAAATGAGTATTGTTTGAACAACAGCATACCTATTTTTCGGATAAATTATAAACAGAACTTAAAGAAAGAGTTGGAATGTTTATTAAGACAATTGTTCCCTGACATTCGTTAACGCTTGACCTAAAAGATTCTGTCCTGTCCACGCATCAACGTTAAATGTACAATCATCATATAATAATGAACCACATCCCCATATGAGGTCTTTAGACGCTTCTACTAATATGTAATTCTTACACGTATTAACCAAGAAGTTTTTCAATTCGGGATTTTGACTAAATTTATGATAGTTGACTTTAGTGACCCAACGTAGACGCTGTTTTGACCATATTTTATCATCGTAATTTTTAACTGCCCGCCCTAATTCTTTTTGAGTCTTTGCATCATTCGTTTTGAGAAGTTTATCAGCCGTTTCATAGTCGTGAAAAAGAACAGCCTTACCAAACATCATTGCTTGTTCAGCAGTGGTGAAACTTAGTTGAATGGGTTTATCCGGTTGATCATAATAATCGAAGAATTTTTGAACATCCGCATAGTAATCTTCCCCAAAAAGATATAATCGAGTAAATTCATCTAGATGAATAGTGAATGGTGCCGATTGATTCTTATATGACCCATACCATTGTGAGAAAATCCCGGTATAGAAACCGAGTACATTGTTTTTGAGGACGTATCCCCATGGATTATCATTTATATTATTTGGTATATTATTCATAAGATTTAAAAATTTGTTGTTGCCATGCACTGTAGATTTTATCCAAATCACATGCATAAAAACTTGCAGTCTCAAACATGTTTATCTCGATCAATTTTAAACGCGGATACACCACAGAACAATCGGATTCGTTGATAGCAATATCAATAACTATATTAGGAATATTCAATGCGAACCCATTATTCACTAGTTTATTCATTATAGTCTCTGCAAACTTTTGAACATTGGGATTGTGTTCATACACGACATCCTTATCCCCATATGCCATATATCTAGACATGTCAACGAATTTATGATCAATGAATACGCATCTATATTCCCGTTCAAGTATTTTACAATTATCATTGAACATACACAGTAAGTCATCACCAACATTTTGTTGTTTTAACCATTTATATTCTTTATCGAATTCTTCCTTTGAATAAAAGACTTGTCCGCTGAATGTTTTATAACCGTTGTTTGGTCGTATAAACACAGGATAGTTGTAATCCGAAAAGAATGAATTGAAAAATCCTAATTCATTAAATTGGAGAGTACTTGGCGAAATCATAAATTCCCGCAAATGGGGAACCCATGAAGTACAGTCATATGGTTTCGTACATACAAGCATCCGCCTTGCCATGTTTAAGCTCGTTCTGAACTCTTTTCCAACCAATGAAGGGACTTGTAGCCGTGATGGGTCTATCTCTTCGATTTCGAAGTATTTTGACATCACGGCTTTAGTGTCTTGTATCTCATCTTCATAGAACAGATCAGGTTCGATTAGTAATGTAGGTTTATAACTCATTTATTAATTTGGTTTAAGGTCTTTGTTGATTTTAGGGGTTTCCCAAATATAAGGTCTGATCCCACCCTTTGTATTGCTGATAGTCAGGTGTAGATTTTGAACAATTCCTAAATCTTTCATAAGTTTGTCGATTTCGGCACTACGAACCTTCATCCAGAAATTCATAAATCCTTTGGTCTGACCACCGACAATAATGTCAGGATTATATTCAAAGTTTATGATTTTACCGGATAAATGTTTATATGATTTATAGCCAAAAGATTTATTAACCTTTATTTGAGTCAGGGTAATATGCCCACCATGGGCGGGATAGTGACTGAAAATACGAAATTGTTTATCAACAAACTGTTTGTAATACTGGATAAAATCCATGGAAACAGAAACACGGATAGCATTATCCGTGATCTGTAATTTTCCGAAAGATTTTATCCAAGTGTCGTTCATTAATCTATCATAGTCGAAGAATTGGAATTGTCCAGTGGATAATATTCATAAGTTTCTTTAATTACGGGAATCGTTGGATATTTATTCTCATAATTTTCAAGAAATTGAAATGCATTTTCCGCTCTATCACCCCATTCATATTGCCGTCCATTCGCCCATGCAATACAATCTCTTATTGCACTATCAGCATCTTTTAGACGTTTTAATAGTTCTTCCTCGTTCATATTACTTCATACTATACTCGATATCCAGATTGTCGAGTGCATTATATGGATTGGTATCCGTCAACAATGATTGTGCCTCACATGCACCGTGCCATGCTTGTAGTTCATGAGGATGTTTTGATAGATAGAATTTAAAGTTCACGTCTACCACATAACCGTGTATTCTATAAAGAATACGGGCTAATTTATTTGTTTGATCTATAATTTCTTGGTCTGTTCTCATTTTAACTATGGGTATCAAAAGTTTTATTTGATTTTTTAGACATAATATCTTGAATTTCCTCAAATGTGAAGAATGCGGAATTATTATATTTTATTGAATTTTCAACACCACAATCCAAGAGTTTCATTTCGGTATCTTCTGGTTGTACGCCTTCAAGTTCTCCGTGACTGTGCCCAAATAAACTTATTGCACCTCTTGTCCAAATTTTAGGACACATATGAGACAACTGTATAAGAGTTTTATTGATCTGAATATTTGCCTGAATTCCTAGATAAGTTAATGTATAATTATTAATAGATGCGCCAGGATTACCATCTACGAAATATTTAGGAGGAGTGCCAATAGTTCGGAATTGCCCTATATTTAGATCAACGAATCGGTTAATATGAAAAGGGTATATTTCATATTGTAGTGATGACTCTACGTTAAACCCCGTAATACTATCATCTCCGACAACATTTCTAAATAACCATTGATTCATTGCACTTTTATACAGCGAATAATCAGGTGAAAAATGATTACCAAAAATAAACCAAATTGGAGCTAAAGTTTTATTGAATAGTTGTAGAGTTTTTAGAGGAGTGGTGTTTAAGGCCACATCACCCAAATGAAATATAATCGATTTATTAGATACCTTCAAGTATTGATCCTCTAACCATTTATCATGGTCCTCTAAGCTATCAAAACCTCTGCGCTTACAAAGGGGTATATCCCATTTAGGTGCATGATTATAGTGTGTGTCTGATGTAAAGAGAATTTGATCAAAATCTTCTCGCTTAAATTTATATGGCTTGTTTATCATATCATCCACTATAAATCACTATTTTTCTATGTCAACCCTTGACATGAACTTTTTAACATGTATAATAATGATATTATGGCTGGCAAAGGATCATCTCTACGTAAAGGCGCAAATCTAAGTGCATATTGGAACAACTATCCATTTCCTGAGAAATTAACAGTTACTCAGTGGATTGATAAACTTGGAGAAAAAGATGTGGATATGACCGCATTTAAAAATATTCCAATAGGATCAAAAATAACAGAAGAGCAATATTATTCAAATGTTAAATATATTGAAAAATCTCCTGCTGTTGTCCTTGTAAATATGCAACATCGTGATGGAAACTTAGTTCCGGCTCCTTGGAGCGCAGCATATCAAGAACCCAAAGTTGAAGAATATGTTTTAACAACTAGTGAATTGGAACAGCTTAAAGATGATATGAATAGCATGTCATTTTCCGAATTTCAGAAGATCAAAAAGAAATAAGGAGTTGACAAGAAAATATCCACCTATATCGTAATACATGTTCTCATTATTTAAAAATAATCAAAGATGGTTAGTTAATTCAATCCCAAATCGTAAAATTGAAATGCCGGATTTGATGCGAGATGTTCTCTATAAGATGATTGTACATTTTGTCGAGGTTGATAATGGTATTGATAATAATATATGGGAAGATGACGAGGGTCATAAAAGTATTTTGAAGCGGATAGAGGACGTTTATTACTGGATCAAAGAGGAGCGTCCTATTCTGGATAATAAACTAAATCAGATGTGGAGTAATTTTCCTGATGTACCCGAAGAACAAGGACTTGATAAATTTATGATAGAACATTCATTGGATGACATTCTTAGTTTACAAGATCATATGTGGGACAGGGATCAGAAGAGTATGAAGGAGATTATCGAGGTCCGTGATAGCTTGATTATAATTTAATTTATGAAGTATATAGATATAGCAAAGAAACAAAGTCTTCCGAATAAGGAAGTTGATAAATTTTTGATGGAGTTACATTTTATATGTAAACGACACAAAATGTGCATAGGAACCACAAATCCGAAATATCCTCTAATTGTTAGTAATTATGATAAACAATCCGTTAGGGCTATGTTGGGCAATGTTCAATTAAATCTGAAATCCAAAAAAGAAGAGGAAATCATTCAACCAACTCCAAAATCAAAAAAGAAAGATTTATAAAATAATGAAAGCTGAAAATATAGATGGTTGTTTGATTAAGGGATTTAAAAACGGAGAAGTTGAGGGAATAATTCATTGTGCGAACTGTCAATGTACGATGGGGTCTGGGGTGGCTAAAGCTATCCGCGAGAGTTTTCCAGAAGCATATGATGCAGATTGTAATACTGATAAAGGACTGACTGATAAACTTGGCACCTTTTCTGTTGCAAGAAACAATCTCGGATATATTTTTAATCTATATGCACAATATGATTACGGTCCTCCGCCGAAGCAATATTTCAACTATGAAGCATTTGAAAAAGGTCTAGAACTTATTAAAAAATATTGTGAACTGAATAATATTACATCTATTGGAATGCCTTACAAAATTGGTTGCGACCGTGCAGGAGGAGATTTTTATGTTGTCTCCAAAATGATTGATGCTGCATTTGAAAATTCCGAAATAAAAGTTAAAATATATAAACTATGAAATTACCTAAATTATACGCAAGAACAAGTACAGGTGCAATCCAGCAGTGGGAGATAGAGATTGAAGCCAATTGGTATCGAACCACCTATGGACAAGTGGAGGGTCAATTAGTAACGACACTTCCAACATATTGTAATGGAAAAAACCCAGGAAAAGCCAATGAAACTAATGGCGAAGAACAAGCTCTGAAAGAAGCTAAGGCAATCTGGAAAAAGAAAATCAAGGAAGATTATAAGGAAGATATTTCGAAGATTGACGAACAGACTTTCTTTCAAGTTCAGTTGGCAGATAAGTTTACCAAATATCAGGATAAGATTAAATATCCAGTTGCAGTCGAGGATAAGTTGAACGGAATTCGTTGCACTATTACCAAAGAGGGCGCATTTTCCAGAACAGGTGAAGAATTCTTTTGTCTTGACCATATTAAGGAAGAGTTGGAACCTTTGTTTGAAAAATTCCCAAATCTTCGATTGGACGGCGAATTATTCAACCCCTCATTAAGAAACGAGCTTAGTAAAATCGCATCCCTTGTAAGTGTCAATCGTAAAGATAAAGATGTTTCAGAAGAGGACAGACAACGGGCAAAGGATATTATCCAGTATCATGTTTATGACGGTTTTGGTTTTAGTTATCTCGAAACGAGGGACACCGATCAATATGAAATAGTTCCCTCTACGGGATTTGCCATACGTAAATTGGCATTACGACAACTATTAAAAGATGGAAAATATATAATCTTACATGATTATACTCTAGTTTCTTCATATGAAGAGATTCTTTCTATGATGGATGATGTTGTTGTCGAAAAGAGAGAAGGACTTGTTATCAAAGTTCTAGACGCTCCTTATCTAAATAAGAGAAGTAGATTCATGCTCAAATTAAAGACTATGGAAGATGCCGAATTTCAAGTTGTGGACTTTATTGAAGGTGAAGGAAATTGGGCCGGAAAGGTGAAGAAAGTTGTATGTAAACTCCCTAAAACATCAGGCAACGGTAAAGAAACTTTTGAATCAAATATCCGTGGGACTATGGAAGAATTGGCAGAATTATGGATAAATCGTGAAAAACACATAGGTAAGTGGGTAACAGTGGAATTTCAAGAGTATTCGGTTTATAAAGTGCCCCTCATTCCTTATTGTAATGCATTATTTAGAGACTATGAATAGAATTGTCTTGCATGAGAGAACCTGTAATAGTATATTATAATATATGAGAATAACCGTAACGGGTGCGCAAAGTACTGGCAAGTCAACATTAGTTAATACATTTAAGGCTTATTGGCCTATGTACGAATCTCCTGAGAAATCATACCGGGATATGTTAAAGGAGAAAGGATTAGTTGTTAATGAAGAAGGTTCATTAGAAGCACAACTAATGAGTCGAGATTTTATGGCAGATCGTGCATTAGACAATGCAGGAAAGTCGAAAACAATTCACGATAGGTGTATACTTGATAATCTTGTATATACATTCTGGCTGGAGGAGAAGGGTAAATTAGGAGATAATCAGACAAAAGTAGAAGAATTTATTACGTCTTCAATTCATCTCACAAGAGAGTGTATGAAGTTTTATGATGTTGTGTTTTGGTTGCCGCTTAATCCAAATATTGTGATAGAGGATCGTGAAAATCGTTCATCAAGTGTAGAATATCGCGAAGAGATAGATAATATTTTCCACGGAGTATACGAATCTTATAAGAAAAATAAGGGTCTTATCTTCGATAAAGAAAGTCAACCTGCATTTATCGTCTTAGAAGGGGAATTAGACCAGAAAATAGCAACTATTAAAGAATATCTTAATCCCGAAGGACATCTTATTGAAACAACTAGTTCAGTGTTAGGAGATTTGGAATCTGTATACGATGAAGCATTACTTAGAAAACAAGTCGGATTAGACAAATAGTATGAAGCTTATGAGTTCTGGTTGTTATATAAATATTGTTCAAAAAATATCAGAGAGTGATGATGTTCCTGATCTTGTAAAAGAGGTATTAAACGAGATGCGACAAGTGGTACAGGATTTGGAATATGAAAAATTTATGTTGGAGTGTGATATTCTTGATGTTGAAGATGCATTACAAGGAAAATCGATAACTTGGAATTCCGTAAAAAGTGCAGAGAGATGTGAAAAAATATTGAAGTTGTTGGGTGATAAGAAGTAAATAACTTTGTTATGCAATTTCTAAATCAAAATACAGTAAAATTATGTTGTCGCAAAGGTTCCTGTCCTATTGTCGAAAGAGTTAGTGAAGAAGAGTTTACTATCTCTGACGATTACAACGGAAAAGTTCGAATTACAAAAGAACAGATGGGAATTTTAAAATCTACCATCGAACATTTTGAAAAAAATGTCTAAAGTAAAAACCGCTGAGAAATCAGCGGTTTTTTTGTGTTGACGAATCATGTTTCTCTGTTATAGTGTCAGTCATGACTGATGACTTCCAACTATTGTTTCTACAACATCTTGCAAAAATTGACGATGATTCTAAACGTATAACATTTATTGACAAACTTTTGAAGTTTTATACGGATTATACGGATATTATAAAAAAAGATTTAGATACTATCGCAGACGAGCTATTACAAGAATTTGATGAAAAAGAAGAAACCTTGCCCTCAGAAGTTACTTGCCGATTTGATGAAAACCTTGCTACAGAAGTTGCAAGAGCAAAAACAGAAGAAGAGAAGAAAACGAAGAAGTTGATTGATTGGTTGTTAGAACAAAGATTTGCTATTCAAAAGTAATTATGACTCTCATATTTAAGTTAAAGACTGTTGCATATAGATTCGGTATACTCCCGAAAGGGTATGTATTACCCGCTAAAGACCCGATGGATTGGAAATTAACAGAAAACTCAGGAAAATGGAGCACTGATCAATATTGCCCGAAATGCAAGCACTGGACAACTCACGAAGAGAAAATGTCCAGTCTCTGTAATACTTGTGGTCATTTCGGGAATATGCAGAAATTCCAAAGCTGGCGTAATATTTGGAACGGGGAGAAATGGGTGCTGCAATTCAAGTACGGAAATGAACCAACAGACTACTCAATTGTAGAATAATTATGCCAAATCGTTTTAAACCTAAACAATATACTTCTAATCTGGTTCTTAGTTTGGAAGAATTATATAAAGATGTTGGTAATGAATGGGTTAAACAAAACTCGTTCATTCTGAATAATATAAAGAAATGTGATTTGGTAATCGGAGGATCGATTGCAATGGCAATTACTGCAAAAAATCCGTTTAAGATTCCTGGTGATATTGATCTATTCACCGACACGAATAATAATGCACTTGAGTTTCTATCCACCCTGTTAACCTTTCTCAGTGCAAGGACCAATACGTATTATAAAGTCCTTGTTAATAATGGAACGAAGTACAACCTAGAAGGGGTGTCGAATCATATAAGAGTTGTAGTTCCTTTCTGGAAACCGATATGCATCATGACATTAAAACAACCCATAAGGTCATTTCATTGGACATCTGGTGTGCGTGTACAGTTCTATGATGATGTGAAGAAAGCAGCACTTCTGGTTGAAAAAATCGATGGTAAACAAAGAGTATTTTACGGTACAGATGTAATTGAACGATTGGAATTAAATCCTAACGTTTATGACATACTCGACGATGAGGGCGATATAGTTACAAGAAATCGCACATATATCCCTCCAACTCTATATCCAGGTGGTTTCTATGATAATACAGAGGAAGATACTCATCCGATCTTTGGCACAAATATAGTCAATTGTTATTCTTAGTATATTATCTTCCGAAAGTAAGAACGCCCGCCTTTTCCATGACAAATCGGATAAATCCGCTACGAAGAATATCTTCTTTATTTTTCATGGTAAATGTATGAATACCGTTGGTTTTGCTTTCTTCATCGTTTTGGAATAAATTGAAGAATCTTTCAAATCCTGATTTGTTTCCAATATCATTTTGGAAAGAATCACCGATAACGAACATTCTACTATTGACTCCTAAACGGGAGGATATTAAAAGCATATCTTTCCATGAGAAATTAGATGCTTCATCACAGATAAGAACAGAATTATCGAGACTTCTTCCACGCATAAATCCTGGTGGAAGAAATTCTACATATTGGTCTTGTATAAGGCGATTTACTTGATTGTATGGCAAAAATTCAGCAAGTTTTTCTTCCATCACTGCCATATATGCGCCAGTCTTTTCGGCCAAATCACCAGGAAGTGTTCCAATTTTTGCAGTATCCGAAGATTCTACAGGAGAGCGCACATAATATATTTTATTAATTGATCCAGTACTCATTAGAGTCAAGGCGGATAAAACGGAAATAAATGTGTTATGTGTGACGATGCAATCATCTGTTAAATATAAGTGATTAGGTGCATCCACCAATATACATTGTGCATGTTTATATCCTACACTTTCGATCTTTTTAAAATACCTAATAGGAAAGTATTTTGTTCTAGGGATTAGTTTAATTCTCTTCCGCTCTAACATAAATGGACAAATATTATTAGGGAGTTTGATGCTTACTATATATGATACTCTTCCTAATTTTTTCTCTCCTTTATATGTATATGTATTTTGTCTATGCGTCTTATGTGATGACGTTCCCCCCAACGATTGAACAATAAATTTAACATCATCCCGTAATTTATCAGATGTTGTACAAAAACTGGTGTATGTTCCATCAGTGGTTCCATCAGTATCCATCAAACCATGAAGAAGTTTTATTCTATTTTCTGTAGAATCGAATTTATATTCGTCTGGAATGAATTTCTCAAATGACAAATGATTCAACAATTTTAATCTCCTGAGTTCTTCTTTTATAGGAGATTTATGTCCTTTTTTATACACTATTGCATATGTTATATTTTCTATTCTATGTACCAATGATAATTTCTCCGGTAATAACGCACGCACTTTCTCATGTATCTCCGAGTCGATGGTTGTAAATGACACTTGATTACGTAGGCATCCGTCACCTAGAAGAACCCCGAGAATATATGGGTCTATATAATGTTGAACTGGTTCAAAATTAACTGGTTGTGTTATTGGTATAGAGTGATTTAAATGGTCCTTGCTCACTAGAATACTTTCCTGTATCTCCTTTAATGTGCGAACCTGTGGTGGTGCTGGTGTTTTGGTGTATATGGGATTTCCGCCATTCCTTGCTCGTTTCTGTTTATTTCTTTCATACTCGGTCTGTGTTAACCATAAGTGATCCAGACAACATTCTGTAGAACTGTCATCCGAAAAGGTCACTTTAAATATTTCTTTTTCTCCTTGTGGGAAAACGCCTAATACTTGCGTAGGATTTCCATCAGAACCAATCACAAAATCACCGACAGATATAGACCCCATCGTTGTCCATCCTGATGGTGTTAGTATTTTTGAATCTAATGGTTGTGCTTTACTTGTGCCCCAAAGACCATCGATTAGTACCATTCGTGTCTTATAGTCGGTCATCCTCTTTAGTATGTCCTTTTGTTTATCAGTTAATTGGTGATTGACTTTAACATCTAGTCTAAAACCGACACCTTTTGATTGGACCTCCTTAGAGGTTGTTGGAAAATCCGATTCCATTTCATCAAGAGAAATTTCTTTTAATTTAGATTTTACTGACCGTGTGTTCCTAGCTCGTTTTTTAGTCGCCATGATATACAACTATTTATGATAAAAACAAGGTAATGCGAATTCAATTATGAAAAGATTCTTATTCTATTGAGAAATCTAATAGAAAGAATAAATAAAATAGATGAGAGTGCTACATTCAAAAGTAAAAACAAATTCAAAAGATTATAAACATCTTCTGAATTACTCTCATTACTCAAATAATCTCTACAATTATTGTTTATATATCGTAAATGAATATTTTAAAGAAACTAGAAAATATATCGGCAGATTTAAATTAGACAAATTAGTATGTGCCAATGAAAATTATAAACTATTACCAGTTCATTGTTCTCAACAAATAGTCAAATTGATTGATCAAAATTTCCGATCATTCTTATCCGTGTTAAATAAAAAGAATAAAGGTCAATATTCGGGAAATATATCTATTCCTAAATATAGGAAAAGGGGAGGTGTGTACGATGTCTATTTTACTAATCAATCATTTATTTTAAAAGATGGAAAAATTCAATTAGCAATTAGTAGAACCTATAAATCTATAAATTCCGTGCCTAAAATATCAGTCAAATATAATAGCAAAATTAATGGTAAAGTTCAGCAAGTGGTGCTAAAACCAATCAACAATGGACAATATTTTAAATTAATGTTGATCTATAGAGAAGAGATAAAACCACAGATTAATACCGTAGACACTAATAAAATAAGTATTGATTTAGGAATAAATAATTTTGCAGCAGTTTATTCAACAGTAACTAGACCGTTCATTCTGAATGGTAAACCTTTAAAATCATATAATAGTTATTATAATAAGAAGAAAGCAAAAGTTAAGTCCCTACTGAAAACAGATAATGATAAACATTGGTCGAGAAAACTACAAAAACTAGAGGATCATAGACATGGTTATATTTCTAACTACTTTCACCAATACAGCAACTTTCTAGTAAAATTTTGTATTAAAAATCTGGTAAGTGAAGTAATAATAGGGTATAATAAAGAATGGAAACAAAATATTAATATAGGAAATATCAATAATCAGAAGTTTAATTCTATTCCTTATTTTAAATTTAAAGAAATGCTTCGATATAAATTAACTGAAGTAGGTATTAAATTTACTATTAATGAAGAAAGTTATACGTCTAAATGTAGTTCATTAGATAATGAACATGTTAAAAAACATGAAAATTATTTAGGTAGAAGAGTAAAAAGGGGACTCTTTAAAAGTAGTAGAGGTAAATTTATTAATGCAGACTTAAATGGCGCAATTAATATTATGAGGAAAGTAACTGGTGATGATTTTATCCAGCCAGTATCGGGTTTGGTGTTCAATCCAGTTAAGATCGATTTAAAAGAATTGATGTTACCGAATAGTTTTGAAAATATTAAGATTTAGAGATAGATTTTAGTATAATAAATAGAAATTAGAACATGAAAAGATAAATACAGTTGAATTATGAAAACATTAATACTATCAATACTCACATTGTGCATGGCATCATGTTCGTCCCTCGAAAATAAATTCGATGTATCCAAAGCCCCACAGCTTATTAACAATGTGGTTCCCTCTGCCGTTAAGATCGGTGTGAAGAAGCAACCGAAATCAGAGCCATACCTTAGAGCATTAGTGACCGTTGTGAACACTTTTGCACTTGGAGAAGACTTAACCCCAGAAGCACTTGAACAAGCTATCAAATCGGCTAAGATTAAAGAGTTGGAAACACCAGAAGCAACCGCAGTTGTTGTTGCAGTAGTTGCATTGTATAAAGCATATTATGGTGCAAGTGTAGAGGCTAAGATCGCTGAAAACACAGTTCTTGTTGATGTACTAAAAGCCTTGTCTAAATCAATTGAAAAGGGATTGACTCAAGCCTAATACTAAGAACCAAAAATAGTTGCAATATTTTTCTCCGTGATAATGATGAACTCAATATCACGGTTTTTTTTATCCTTTTGTTCCTTACACCATTTCTGTGCAGCTAACCATTTATCTTTATTTGTCTTAAAAGTCAGTGATTCATAAAGGATTGTCGATGCCTTGGTTCCTTTACGGTATGTTCGTTCCTCCGTTTGACTATGAGGTTTGACTTCAATTATAAATTCTTTGATCAGTTCTCCCACTTGAAGTTTTATATAGAAATCTAGGAAGTAACGGGCGGTGCGTTTTTCCACACTCTTATAATAAGGAATAATTACATTCTCACTTCCCCAAGATAATACATTTGGATTTTTATCAAGAACCAACATCATCTGTCTTTCAAGACCACTACGATATATAGGAAATGTTTTGTTTAAACATTTTTTTGTATCAAGGGGTTTGTAAACACCCTGCTTAAACTCACGGTATGTTCGTTTCTTTGCCAAATTAGTGTTTTAGAGATTGTATCTCTGCTTCTTGTGTTTCAACTTTTTTGGTTAGTTCTGTTACTTTACCTGATTGATAGAATTGTGATATAAGTCCACCAATAATTGTGAAGAATATTTCACTTGGAACAATATGCAGGAAAAATCCGATGATGACGGAGAATACGGCAAAAACTGCAAGGAATGCCTTGACTTGTTCGGATGTTATTTTATTTAAGAAGTCCATTCAATTCTTTATTTGATTTCTCAAGTTCCTCGATTAGAGTCAATTCACTTAATATAGATTGTGCAACGGCAGTAGTATCCAAATCGATATATTTTCCATATTTTTTGAACACTTCAAGTATTTTCTCAAGAGTTTCTACAGTCTTTGGTAGATATCCTTCTAGGACTTTACCTAATTTTGTATCATTGGTCTGACTATCGAGAAAAACCAATACCGCATGAAGTTTCACAACAGCAGTATATGCAACATTGAGTACTTCCTTAATTTTCCCTAGATTTTTGAATATGGCAAATGATGCTGTAAGTGACTGAAACATAAATATTTTTCCTTAAATACTATTTATAGTTATTTATTTAAAATAATGATGCCAAAGAATCCATTGCCCATAGTCCCATTTGTTTATTGACATCACCGTAAGAGTTTTCCTTTATAAGTTTTATCGGAGGGGGTAAGTTAAAGGGGGGTTTCTCTAGATTTAAAGACCTCCAACCTATCACACCTGTTAAATCTTTATTGATATCAACATCTGGACAAGTACTTAACATAATATATTTAGAGCGAGACATTATACAGTTCTTAAAAAATTGAACAATGTCTCGCTCAGAAAGATGCATTAAACAATCTCTAGTAAAAATCAAATCAACCGTAGGAAGAGAATCGTGTATCATATCAATTATTCGAAAATCAAAATCAGCAAAATTTTCAATATTATAAGATATCTGTTCATCCACAATATCTCCACCAATATATGTAATGAAAGACTTATCTACATGTTTCATCCAATTATAATCCCCACATGGTAAATCTAATACAGACTTCACTGTAAACTCTTCGAAGATAGTGGGTAGTTTTTCTATAATAGGTATTACATATTTTAATGAAGACCCGTACCCAGCCAATGATTCCATGCCATTTTTATGTAATCTGGTTCTATGAAGGAAATCAGCAGTCCATGCTTTCTTTAGTATGGATGAATGATCTAATACTGAATCATTCATCATATTTATCATACTGCTTACAGTATTTTTCATAATTATATGTAGATATTATATAATTATTAGGTTGTTTAATTTCTATATTATTCTTTATAAGTTGTATATGTTGATCGTATATGTCATTAATGTTAGCACATCCCGACAGTGGTCCTGTAGCAAAATCTGTGGTATGTTTCTTATGGAAATTGAAATTATCTACTCTGTTTATAGAACCACTCTGTTTATGTCCACGCACCTTGGTATCAGAATCGTGCCAGTTGAAACAATATGATGGCACACTATCAATATCTGTGTATAATTTGTTCACATTTTTAAATTCGCTCATCCATCGTAAATGTTCACCGCCTCCTAAGTGACTAGTAAAATTATATTCGCGTAATTTATCTAATCTAACTATTATACTCGCTTCCATGTTATTACATGCAAGTGCGGGTTTTTGACCTATTTGCCACCACATACTAGTATGTGGTTTCCATGCCCAAATGTCGGGATTTTTAGAAAATCCGTCTATACATTGTCGGATATGCCAAGGCATGAATATATCATCATCATCCCAGCATATATAATAATCTCCGGTGGCACTGTCCAATGAATCACGACGTATATCTCCTATGTTTGTATACGGATTGTTGGTGACATAATCAGTATTGTTATTAACGACCCTGATATTTTTATCACTTAATTCATTGGATAGCGTCATCGGATTCTCAACATCTGTGTTGTATATTATCAGTTCGGTGTCGGCTTGTGTGTCTTGATTTAGGAAAAATTGTATTGATCGATTGACACAAGTAAATCTACGATATGTATTCATTATACAGGATATTTTATGGTTCATCAGTATAATTTATATCACCAAGTTTAAATTTCAACTTATTTTCGGGTGCCCAAGAATATAATGCGGTATGTTTTATAACTTTTTCTAGATTTTCCCATAATATAAAATTTATATTATGGGGAGAGGCGGAGTTGATCAAAGATAACTTATCAATCGAATATGGGAGGTTGAGGAATTCTTTGACTGTTCTGCCCAACCACGAAGGACCGTACCACGATTCTTTTTTAATATCTATATTATCTATTAAATATTTAAATACCATAGCTTCGCGCCTACCAGCGAAGAATCCATTAGGAATTGTATGATCATTAATATTTCGATGGTATCCGAACAATGCATCACCTGAAAGGTCGAGTTCATCCAATGGTAAATCGGCCCTAAAATCGACATCCAAATACATTCCCCCATATTTATATACTAAGAATATTCGCAATATATCAGCTTGAAATGCATAATCTTCTTTTTTCTGAAAAAAATCGAACAATAATTGTATGTTATTGGGGAGGGTAGGTAAATTATTATCGGTCCACAACATATGATTATATGAAGGATTTTGTTTACATATATTATGTATGTATTGTTTTTCTCGATAAGGTAATGGGTATGGACCTACCCATATCTGATGTATATTATGTTCTATCATTATTTGTGAAAAAATAATCAGGACCAGACTCATTACAACCAACTAGTTTAAAATTATTCACACATAATAGATTAATAGCTTTATGGAAGTTTTTCGTATGTTTAAGTTCCACAGCAAGAAGATTGACTTTATATTTTGAAAAGTCCATTCCTTTCAGAACCTCATAAAAACCGTCCTCCACATCAATCACCATAATATCGATACTTGAGGGTGTATTGGCATTAGATAGAATAGTAGTGAGAGTTTTTGTAGTTTTTGTTTTTGTAAATCTATCCAGTACTTTGTCACATACTTGGGAATGATCTAAGTGTGCTGAATTAGGTATAGTAGGATCGAAGGTTATTTCCCTAAAATTAACAGATGAGTCATCAGTGTCCCATACCACCGAATTTACTAATGTGCAGTTAGGTCTATTAACGGTTAGTTCTTTGAACAGTATATCATTTCCTTCAATTAAAACACCAGTCCACCCGAAGGTGTTTTCTAACACGAATGAGTTACTTAGTGCTATGCCGTTACTTGCTCCGACTTCTATAAAAGTTCCCTTATTATTAGGATTTAAGAGTTTATTATCTATGAAAAAATTCTCAGCCGTACCACGTTTCCCAATTTTGTTTTTAAAAAATGGACCAAGATTATCATTCAATATATTATATTTCAACACTTCATCTAAAATTTTGTGTATCTTTTCCTCTGGTACAGTTGTACTGAAAAATTCTATAATTTCTTTTATAAAATGATGGTCAGGGTCTTGTAGTATTTCCAACCATCCAACAAAATAATTATGAATCCTATCTTCTTTTGTATTCGGATATGGTATACCAGCGGGTCGCTTAAATCTGTGATTCCATTTTAGTTGAGGTATACATATACATTTTCCGCCAGCCCTGCGAAATTTCTCATGGATGTATCCTTCTTCTCCACCAAATCCTTTGAAATTTACATTAAAACCACACCACTCAGACGTTTTACATGAAAACATGCCAAGCCCCATCATATTTATCTCAAAAGGTTCGCCTAAGACATATGCTTCTTTATTATTAGCCCATATTCCAAACATATTTCCTCGCCAGACAGGATCGAAATGCGTATACACATCCTTCATATTATCCATCATCAACGGTCCTTGAATTAAGTTTTTAGTATCGGGAAATTTTTTATAATAGTTTAATAGATTTTCAATAGCAGTTGGTTCAAACATAACATGCGAATCCATACATAGGGTGTACTCACCAGTAGCATGTTTGAATATTTCGTTTCTAATAGATGTTCCGACTTTGTTGGTTATAGGAATATATATACCTTTGACGGATTTTTCTATAAATTCTTTTACTGCTTTCCCATGTTCTCCGTTGGGGTTGTTGTCTATTACTATAAATTCTATTTGATCTAATATATTATGTAATTGATATAATCTTAGGGCTTGAATGGAGAAGAATACCCCATCAAAATCATCATACGTTGCCATTCCTATGGTTAATAGTTTTTTCATTTATTTATAATTTAGGGAGGTGCTTCTGTAGTTGTTGGAGCTTCTGTAGTTGGTTCCTCTGTAGTTGTTGGTTCCTCTGTAGTTGTTGGTTCCTCTGTAGTTGTTGGAGCTTCTGTAGTTGGTTCCTCTGTAGTTGTTGGTTCCTCTGTAGTTGTTGGTTCCTCTGTAGTTGTTGGAGCTTCTGTAGTTGGTTCCTCTGTAGTTGTTGGAGCTTCTGTAGTTGTTGGAGCTTCTGTAGTTGTTGGAGCTTCTGTAGTTGGTTCCTCTGTAGTTGTTGGTTCCTCTGTAGTTGTTGGAGTAGGTTGATCCACACTAAATGTACATTCTTCTAGCACATATTTGTATGGATTTAAACAAGGTGGTTCACCTGTATATAACTCATGAATATTTAGAAGGTCATAACAATCACCGCAATAGTTATTTGAACAAAATTCGATACCTTTGTATGGATAATACGACCAATTACCGTTCACTCGTCTATAAAAGAAACTTCCGCCAGTATGAACTTCTAAATTTTTGTTTTGAAACTTTTTAAGGATTGTTACCGAGATTGTTGATATTTTTTTGTTTATTAATTTCTGATAACGTGGCGCAATAATTGCATATTGATAAATGTATGAATGGATGAACTTTAAATCTGTCTGGGAGAATCCAGTAAACACATCAGAAGAAAATACATCAGTCAGTGTATTATAAACTATACTGCCGATCCATGCATCGACCTGAGTCCATTCAGTAATTATTAAATCTGTCTTCGAGTTTTTCCGTATAAAAGAATTTAGTATCGACACTATTGCATCAATTTGGTTTTTATAACTCAAATAGTTTAAAATTTCATAAGTTCGTACACCATAGGATTTCGCAAGAGCTTCCAACACTTGTGTATCAACTCTTTCCATAATGGTGCCTTCGAGATTTTCAGGACCATAGTTTTTACATAGGAAATCACATTTTATGTTTTGATTTTCTGGGAACTGATCAGGATCAAAATTCTCATTAAGCCAATTTTCTATTTCAAAGAAATTCGCAACTATATTAAATGTATTCTTAAATAATACAGTAATCGGTTCTTCCCAATAGCCCTGTATATTATAAACTAAATTTGCAGTGTTTTTCCAATTCCCGGTTGTTTCTGGAACAGTAGTCACCAACGAACCCAAATTAGCTGATAAGGTTCCTATAGTCTTTGCTAATGAATCCCATTTACCCTTCTCAGAGAAAAGATTATCCATACGCACATTCAATTCGTGCATATTCGCATTGAATTTATTCAGGCTATTGCCGAGATATTCATATTCCGATAATTGGGTGATCATTTTAATTGTAAAGAACTGAATCGAACTGCCATGTTAATGTATTTGGATTTATGGTGTATTTAAGACCCTTGATACTTTCGACATACTTATCAGGGACGGCAACTTCCAAAGTCGAACTTCCACAGTCAATAGATGCATTTTTCTTATTTGATCGCAGACCCATTCCGATACAATAGCAATAATACTGAACTGATATACTCTTTACACCAATTGTTTTTGTTTGGGTTATTATTCGATTTATCTGGGAATATAAAGGAGTAAACACGTATAGTTCTTGTCCAACAATGAAGTTAGAACATTCATTACTAAGAACTGGAAGAGTTTCATCGAGCCATGCGGTTATGTCAGAAATTATTGATCCATCGTTATCACTCTCTTCAAACGGGTATGGGTAAATTAATGAGATAGGTTTCAGCCATAAGGAACTTAATGTACTAACAGTGGTATATGTATCATCCCAACATGCACTATTCTCGTTTACGGTTGTGATAGTGTCCAACCAATTGGCACTGTTTGAGTTCACTAAATTATAAACAGAATTCCAAATGTTTAATGCACTGTATTCGAAATTACAAGTATATACATCCAGTACATTGAAATTATAATTTATAGAAGATAATGAATCTCCTATATTTTCATAATCCTTGATTGGAAAAACCAACTGATTATCAGTAACTTTGCAAATTTCTTTTACGTAATCCATGTTATATTATTTACATAGGTGTATCGGTTTATCAAAGAAATTCTATGATATCATTCCACCAGATAATATATACTCATAAATTTTGTTGTTGTTTATATCTAATGTTCCGGTATCTATAGCTGTTGCTAATATTGCCTGTGTCTGTATAGGTCCGCTGAAACATGAAGTATCTCTTTTTATATAGAACGTTCCTTCAAATAACGTTTGACCGTAGTCAGAGTATAATAACGAATATGGTGGGATATTGTATGTTACAAGTCCCCAGGGTGAACATGTAGAAATGCCTCCACCGAAAGCATATGGATTCGACGTTCTTGTAGTCGGAGATTTTTTATTTTTACCACAGAATAGCGGTGCGGTAGCGGAAAGAGAAGTATCTGTGTAGAATTCATATCTTCTAAGTGTAGGAGCGGACGGCACTGGATACTCGTCATTATATAAATAATAGTATTCTTCGGTGTTACTGCCATACACATTGGGGTCAAGATAATACCCATATGCCATCTGTGGAATATATATATTTCCCTCGGTTGATTGGAATCTATAATAATGATCGGTGTCTAGCGTATATCCCTCTACATCAGTCTTGACACAAGGATTAAGATATAAGAAAGTTGCACTAAATTGCTGATAAAACGTACCGGCTGAGAGTGACTGTGCAGTAAATCCAGGTAAGAAATGTTGAGAGATTCCGCCTCCAATATCTGTATATGCTTGGCGAAAATCATGCATTTGCCAACGTTGACATGATAAAACATTAATATTGGTATTTGTCGTCTCAAATATTTTATGAATATCAAGAACTATTTCGGGAAATATATAAAAATCATCTACATTTTGCCCGTTGATAAGACCCATATTAGGATTTATAGCTGTTACTGCACGAATTTCTAAATTATTCCAATCTCCTACATTTAGGAAAGATGGATCAAATGCGGATAATCCAAACCCTCCTGCCGTTGGTATGTTCCACAAAGATGTGTAATTTATATAATCAGTATCAACAGAAGATACGAGGCAATTGTTCGGAATAAACCATATCTGATTATTATCCGTGCGATAGGCACTAGTATTAATAGTTCCTAAATAATGACTATTCAAATATAATGCATATCGATCATTTGAATAGTCATTATTCAAATAATGACTATTCAAATATCCAATATTTGCAAAATGCAGTTTAAATATAGGAATATTGTTTATACATGCATTTTCACACATATCACATCTTTGATTATCAGACTCCCCTAATATTTCATATTGACCAGGAACAAGGTAACTGACATTTCTGACGATGGAATCTTTATTGACATTTTTAACTAGATACTTTTTTAGAGTTCCGTTGTCATTCATAGTTATGTACTGCCCTACATAATCTCCAAAGTCTTCATTACCACTTATTTTAGTCATATGAATATTTACAGATTATGGACAGATTGTTTTACAGTCGTCAAATACGAATTCAGCAACATCACAACAATCTGTTTCTAATTGTTCCCATGTTAGTACATGACCAGATAGATTATATTGTTCAGTCTCTTGCCATGTAAGTGGGAAATAACTATCATCCTGTAAATGAAGATAATCCCAGCATATTTCGCTATGATTTCCTCCCAGACCTTCACGAATAACCCACCATGCAGATGCAGAACTTAGGGCAGGATTGAATGCGAGTTTAGAACTTTTCAATTCTCTCCATGATACTGGATTCTTATCAAGGGATGGACGCTGAATACCATCTATGTAATGATATTTCCATCTCCAGAATATGTCGTTATTATTATTTGGATAACTGTAGACAACTTCGATGTTATCTTTGAATTCCGTCATACAACTATATAATTCGTAAATACTTCTATTAATTGTATCATACAACACAGGTTCATTAGTGCCTATAGTGGATATGTTTGATATATCGGGTATAGAACATGCCGAAACCGATTGTGAGATGATATCCCCATAAACGTCAAGATCGACCAAATATTTTTGTGTGATACTAGAATTTAGTATATTAACTTTATCTCTTATCTTTTTAAAGGAATCGTTGAAGATATAATCAGTTACGAATTCATGTTCATGTATATAAACATCATCCCATGAACTTAATAAGAAATGGGTAGATGATAATAGTCGATCTACTGTAATAAAGTCTACGGTTTTGTTTATAAATTTAGAGGTTAGTGTATAATTATGATAACTATCAAATAAGACATCTATTGGGTAATCTGACAAAGTTTCCTTGGCAACATATACACCATTGGTCATATATTTTAATACATTATAATCCTGTAATATATACACTATTCCTGTATGATTCATATTTAGAACTGTGCGTGTTGCACCTGACACCGTGATAGTATTAACAGTTTGTCCATTTATATCACATATGTAAGAGTCACCTGTTTCAGTTGTAACAACCATAACATCGTTGTCTATATCTATAGAAATAGGTTTATTTGTTGTAGAAAGTCCATCTATTTCTATGTTTTTTATCCAGTTTAAATTTTTATTATAAACCTTGATTATATAGGACGCCTTATCCAATATGTATATATTATTATCAGAGTCCAACACAAAATCTACCGGATCGTTGAATTTTGTTCGACCTAGACGATCACCGATCCCGCCCCAATAATGAGTAAGCTCTGATGTTTCAGGAGAGTCTATATCAAATAATAAAACGAAAAATGACTTACGCCCTCTATCAAGGATATACAGACGATTACCATCATATTTTAATTTAACAACATTGATGAATACTTCGTTTTTGTTTATTTTTGACGAAGAGTATAATTTAGATGGTGTTGAAGATATATCAAATATTTCCAAGTTACCACCATTCATACAAATTAATTTACCATCATATATGGTTCCACAATTGATATTTTCGAATACGTTGTTATCTACATCAGTTGTGTCATAATTGGTAATCCATTTGAAGTTGTTAAACTTAGTTCCTAAATATCCGCCAAATGCAATCGGATAATTTGTATTATACGAGGCACATCGGGATGATAAGAATTCCAAATTGGTCTTTAATTTATCAAACGAATTGTTTATAACCGAGGCATATTGCCATGAGTTTGCGCTTATTTTGACATCATTTAAAGAATATGGCAAGCTATATTCACTATTGAATTGTGTGAGAATATTCTCATCATAAGAGTCGAATGAATCGTGGACACATACCATCTTAGACCATTGAGAGGTTAGCACTTCACCGGTGGTTAAGAACCCAGTCAACATGGGAGTATAAACCCCCTCGCTGACATACGCCGCTGATAGAATAGCAGATGTAGACGATGTTAATGTTCCATCTCCTGCATCGAACGTAAATGCAGTAAAACTTCTATATGAATTTGATGAGAAATTATCATTGCTTCTGTTGTAGAAGTATGCTATCTCTCCAGAAGAAATAATATTTTTTTCAGTATATAAATCTAGATTTGGACCATTAAACACTGACAACGGAATTACTGAGGATGACACTGGTTGATTTCTGGAACAGAACCCAGAACCATAGGTTACATTTACATTACCTGAAAGATATAGATTGAAGTTATTGAATGAATTTTCTGCAATGATGAAATCTGAATTCTGTATGTCTGCCTTGAATTGTTTATCAAATGCATTGATAGTGCCCACTAAGTTCTTCAACTGAACACCGCTGATTCCACTAAGAACCACATTTATGTCAAATGAATTTAACATTAGGTCTTTGGTGTCTATAACAACTGACATCAACGGTCTAGATGTATATTTAGAAGTATCATAAAGATCATTATCAACAGACAGTGTTATTGAACTATCTTTATAGTTTATAAAATCTATATCTTGTTTATATTTGGTTGAATTATCTGATGATACAAAATTATAAACTGTTTTTTGATCCGACTCCAGAAATACATCATTAAAGGCGGATAGCTGAATAAGTCCCGATGCAGAGATATCTGAATATTCTACAGGAATGGTGACAAGATTGGAATCTGTAGTTATATTCAAATTACCCAAAGACCATTTATATGTAGTAAATCCAGGTGTTGCAGAGAATAAGAAATTCTCTGTATGACATGGATTATATGATGTCATACCTTGGGAGGCGGTGCGTGTATTATATGTTAACTGTGTTTTTCCGGTAGTATCATATTTAAATTCAGGAAACCCTATATAATCCATAACAGGAAGTGATGAAAGTAGATAGAAATTCAATGTATCATAAAAATTATAACTTTTGAAGTTACCTAAGAACGGTGTGACATTTGCAGCCGAGATGTTCACATATGCAGATAGAGTACTTAAAGTTAATGAGAATGTATCACCACTTCCAGTTAATGTGACTCCGTTGGAATTATGACTAGTCCATATTATACTAGATAACGAATCGATAACAAGATTAGGATATTGGGCCGATAATGACCAAATTCCAGAAGTTGTTGATATTATATTGGTGCGTTCACTACTATCCTCATACCCCACTCCCGACGATGCTATCATGTATAATAGTATGTCTTCGGGGTATGCACGGAAATAAATTAATCTGTTACCTTCTATAGAATAATCCTCATCAAACACATTACAAGATATACTGAATGCGACTCTTGATGGATTCTTAATAACAGGAAGAGTAGATACCGATGCCTGCATCACTGAATAATTTATAGTTGATGGATAAACGGTCGATTCCTCTATGAGTCGAGCATTATCTCTAGTATTGAACCTTATGGTACCGAGATCGGAATTTATACGTTCGGACCATATGATATTCGCATTGGTCGGAACACGGTATAAATATCCACGTCTATTGAAGAATGCACTTATCTCTCCTGTGTTTGTTGGATTATAATCGGTAAGGTTATCACGAATTTCTAAATACACATCACCTATAACAGAAGAAGATGGAAACCAATAAGTGCTTGCAGAGGTTTCAAATTCTTGTGAATACAAGGTTATTTGAGTTTTATCTACACCGAGATTGTAAACATCTACCTCGATGTCTCCCGCAGGATAATATTCACCAAGTTCCAATTCTTGACCAGTGTTGACATCCCTCAGTGTTATATTTTCTGGAGGAAATGCACCCCACTTTATTAACAGTTCAGGATCGGGTGAAGGGAATACCACGGCATTTACACGGGCAGAAACATCATCATATTCTGTTAGATATAATGAAAATACAATATTCTTATTATTAAGAAGGAAATTAACATCTTCTGTACAATTGTAAATTGCTCCTATTTTAGAACTTAATTGTATTCCCGCAGTATAATTGTTTCCTAACCCATCATTCACAAATCGCATCACGGCACTTGCAGGCATCCATTGATTATTTTTATAAAGAATGTTTGTGGCAACATCAAATGCACTAAGAGAATAATCATCGGATCGTTCTATGAAACGCTTTTTCATGTTTGATGAATTTATTTCTATAGGATACGATGTTTGGAAGAAACTATCGTTGAAAACAGTTGACACATATACAGACGATACTCCCAGAGAGTCGGATGTCCCGGTTGCAGTAATACCAGCAGAAGGATAAAAACTAACAGTGAATGCATCTTTTGCGGTTACACCTGTTCCTGAATATCTAAAACCATAGTTGTAAAAATAGATAGGATTTGTGTTTGTCGATATGTTGAAATAATTTGCTCCTGGTGTAGTTACCGTATATTCAGAAGGAGATAATACAGAAGATGTTTCGTATGTGCATATGATTGTATCATTTCCTGCCACTAATAGAGGTGCTTTTGTAATCAAGTTCAATGCACCTGTTGCAAGATTGAGGGTCGATGTTCCGAAATAAGGGGCATTTACACCGACTTCTTGTTGTAATTCTTCCGAGGATAATGATGTCAATGTTATTGATTCTGTATTTTGGGATGTCACTAATGATGTTCTATCATATAAAACAGTGTTCCATGTATAGTCGGTTTGGGTTTTGGCAGATACCAATGGAACTGTAACACTAAAACTATTTCCGATTATGTTTTTATCGAGGGTTGCTTTCAGTGTATTGGAGTAATTTTTCGTATTAGCAAAAACAAAATCTCGTCTTCCTTTGGATATATACGGTAACGAAACGGTAAAAGTCATACCAAAGGTTGATGCATTTTTCACCAAAGATGTAGAAAGATCATGGCGAAAATCGTCTTTTGTGACTTCTCCTTCATATGACTGAAATGGTAACATACCACACGATACCGTCATCTGGCTATTTGATAGTTTTGTTACTATTGGATAAGGCTGGGTTGGATGGACTGATATTGCAGATGCACCACCAAGGAATGTCAAATAAAGGAAGTGATTAGTATTGGTAGGAACTGATGTGTGATTTATTGTCCATTTAACCGGAAAATCGCCGGGAAGATTGGCAGAAGTTGTCGGCTGATACAGATCATTATTAAAGTCTACTTCCGTTGCAATAGATGACAGTGAGTAAGATGTGTTTGTTAAAAATTTATCTGAGTTATTATATTGATAATATGTATAGCGAACACCTGTTCGAATATTATTCAATGCAGGGGACACATCATTAATATTTATTACAAGTTCTTCGGTTGGGAACGCTGCGGCTGATGTGACACTATTTAAAATCATTATGAATTTATTTATTGCATTTGCTAAACCGTTCCAGTATATTAGTTAATGGTGTATTTCCTTATGTATTTGTTTTATTCTATTATAGGATTCTTGTTTCTTAGGGATTATTCTAAAAAGTGTATGTCAGTTGGAGTTGTCCCGTTCAATGGTTCAATCTGTAAATTTATTATAATGGCATTTGTATGCGGGGGAATTACATTTGCAATATTGATATTTTCTTTAATTTGGAGTGTTTTTGAAACTTTTAGAGAAAAACGTTGACAAAAAGGATAAGTAGTGGTAATATTTAAATCGCAGAGTGTCAGCAACGGTAGCTGGACGGGTTCATATCCCGTTGTCCTTTGACCTAGTGTGGTTCGACTCCCACCTCCGCATCAATTTTTAAAAATGCTTCATGGTCGGTAGTGGCTATCGAGTTCGTTTCATATGCGAATAAAACAGATTTCGAGTGTCTGATGAAGTACCAACAACTAATCAATTAAAGATAAAACAATATGAAAGATGTTAAATTCCGAATTTGGGAAAGTCGTGGACAAAATCGTTTTTTATCTACTTCCAATGGATTAGACTTTGAACCATCATATCTTTTAAAAGGGAATGCACCTGTTTCAGAATTTCTCAAAAGAACAGACGATTGGTTCGTTGTTCAATCATTTACAGGAAAAAAAGATGTTAACAAACAAGAAATATATGAGGGCGATATAGTTTATTTAAAGTATTATGATGTGATCGAAGTTGATACATCTTGTTTATTCAAAGTTATCTTTGATGACGGTGCATTTAAGTTGAAACCGATTAAATTGGGCACTGCCCCAGACGGAGGTATTGGAGATTTTAGTTGGATGCGTTATATAGTAGGAGACGATTCGACAGGTACTATATATCGATATGAACTACCTCCATCTTCTCCTATTTGTGGCAGAGCAAGAATGTGTGTTATCGGTAATATATTTGAAAATCCTGAATTATTGAAATAATATGAAAGAAATTAGATTTGCATAACAAAACAAAATAGTGTAAAGTAGAGTAAGTAAAGATAATAATATGAGAACATATTCAAAACATCAAAGTTTTAAAGGCAGTCCGGCAAAGACCGGGACTGTGGTTTCGTTTACACCCATTGGGGAACGAAATATACAGTTTTCATAACTCCGATAGAGGGAAACCCGTTCGGAGCATCCGACGAGAGGTTTCAATTATTAACTCAAATACGGCAAATAATAATAGAGTGACACAACCTAAGAACGGGTGGTGTAGGGCCGGAAACGGCAAAAATGATTAAAGAAATATATTAATTGCTTGAAAGCTAATCTGGTGAAAGCGATAGTTTGAAGAACTATATAGGTCGGATCGTAACCGACTCAAGCAACCAAAATTTATGAATAAGATAGAAACTGCACAATACGTTTTATCATTTTATCCACACTATAAAGGTAAAAAAGTTGTCAAAGTTGAGCAGACGCAGAGATTAGAAGTTGCACTTTACTGTGAAGATGGTACTGTTGCAAAGGTGTGTGGGTTAGAAGCATTTGAAATAAACAGAGCGGCAGATTAATATATGGATAATTCTTTTCAATATGATATTGATTTAATCGATAAAGAATTTATAGAAAGAGTTCAAAAAGTTATTGACCAAGGAAAAAGATTAGACAAAGCGTTTGACGATTTCGAAATGAATGTTAAGTTATGGGAGAAAGAAAAGACGGTGTTCAAAATGAACAATTCGTCGAAAAAAGAAGAAATTTTGAGTTTATGGAAAGAGTTCGTCGAATTGGATAAAGAAACGAGAATATAAAATTCCTATCGGGCTGGCTTGGTGTTAAGCGCGAGACTGTTAATCTCGATAAGCGTGGATCGTAACCACGGGTAGGAGCCAAAATTAAGAAATGATAGAATGAATGAAAACATATTATTAGCATATTTTGCAGCAAATGCACTAGAGAAAGATTTGCTAGAGCATCAAGAATGTGATGTTCAGGTGGGCAAGCATGTTGGATTCTATAGTTATGGTGCATTTCCTAAATTTGATTATGATGAATCTCCTGAAATGAAGAGAGTTTCTTGGAAAGAATATTGCAATCATTCTGGTGGCGAATACAAGATAGCAGAAGACCCAAAAATGTTTTCAAGAGAAGAACTCAAAATGAAGTATGCATTGAGTATGATCTGGAAGCTCCGAGAATTTCAAAAACTTCTTGACTCTTCTGAAACCTGATGTATCTTAGTGAGTAGTAGCAAATGTCCCCTTCGTCTAGCGGTTAGGATAATAGTTTCTCGAACTATAAACGTTGGTTCAATTCCAACAGGGGACGCCAATTTTTGATTTGGTGTTAATGGCAGCACAACCCCGTCGAGGGGCGGAAATCGGTGCAATTCCGACTAGAGTATTAGATACGACATTAAGTAGGTATAGGTTCGAGTCCTATAATCAGAAAGTTTTTTTTATAAAAAGGTAGTTGGCTTAGAAGCAGCCATCTTTAATGAGTGAAGCGAAACGCGGGCCTCCGATGCCAACGAGTTAGTTTTAAGTAACTAATGATTGTGGTGACTTGAGTATATCAAAGTTAGATATTGATACTCAAGTTGGATACCGTCTAACCGTGGAAAGTAAAAGAGTACCCCGTAACTGGTAAGGCTTGATTCTTCTTTGGCGTAGAAGCACACCTTTTGTAAAATATAATCAATTAAAAAGATAGTTTTAAATGGGCGGCGCTTGACAAGTACCTCATGATTTCCTAAGCTCGTATGGCTGAAAGTATCGTGAAACGTATTTCATAATAGCGAGAATTCCCGCCCACCAATTTCACAAAAGCCGATTTAGCTTAACTGGACTAGAGCACTAGTTTTTCAAACTGGAAAATGCGGATTCGACTTCCGCAATCGGCACATAACGACTTGAATTGACAAGGGCAGGGAATATTAAGTTTATAATTTTCCGAAAGATTTAATCTAGATATGGCAGACAAGTAATGCCCTGAATTTGGGATTCAGTGGATGTGAGGGCGGTACTCACTATCTAGACCGTAAAGATATAAGGGGGCATAGTGCTAACAGTAACACACCTAACTTGCAATTAGGAATTCGGAGCGCGACTCTCCGTGTCTCCACCATATAGTTTTTGCCAATATCCACGCTCTGGTTTTGAGATATTATGTTTTCGACAGAATTTGATAACAGCATTGTCTGATATTCCCATATTTTGTGCAATCCGAGTTGCAGGAATTTCCCAGATCATCTTTGACATTTCTTCAACAGAGGGCCAGGGTATTTTAACTCGGGTGCTGCCTGCACATTTGGAGCAGTTTATAGATTCTGCACATTTATGCGAACCACATATAGGACATATATTACGATTCTTTAATCTCTGAATATTTATCATAAATTCTTCATTAGATATAGCAATGTTTGCTGGATAGAACGATATCGACGAAGAACTAGGAACAATATCCTGTAGTATATCTTTCACTATATTTCGTTGGTTTTCTGGTGGAAGACTTTTAAAGATTGACCAGTTTATTCGTAAAACATTCCATCCATGTTCAGTTAAGTATATGTTTCTTTTCCAATCATGATTAACAATTTTAGGGTCTAAACGATGTTGACATCCATCAATTTCTATATCCAGTTTATTTTCGATATCAGCAAAATCTAAGGTATATGTTGAAACTCTGTGCTGATAGACGAATTTGTTTTGAAAACATTCTATGAAGTATTGTTCTGGGTAAGATATTTTGGTGTGCTTATGATTTAGTTTATACGGCACCATATTTGGATTCTCGGATAAGAATTTTTTTCTTGCCTTGGATATTTTCTCCCTAGATTCTGGACTTTGTGTGCGTCCTGTATTGGTTAAAGTTGCTTGTTGACCCCGTGTTCGGGAAGGGACCACCCCCGTTCGCCCTAATTTCCAAAGAACGAGTTTGGGAATACCTTTTAGTATTGCTATATGTCGAAAACTTAAACCACTATTATACAACATTTTTATTTCTTCTATAAGAGGTGCGTCTAAAGAATCATCCATGGTTGCATAGTGTTTGTCTTTACATAATCTGGAACAGAATAATCGTTGTTTGCCACTAAGAGATAAATCGCATATTAAACATTTTTTCATATTAAGTATTTAGCGATGCATTGAACTTAAATCAATGTTTTTGTTGATTTAAGTTCAATGCAGTGTATAGTATAGAATCGGGTTAGTAATTCAATTGGTAGAATAAGAAACTTTTAATTTCTAAGTTGCACGTTCAAGTCGTGTCTAGCCCACCAATTTTTAAAATCGAGAAGTAGCTGAGTGTGGCAAGCAGTATATTTCTATTAGCTATGATAGAAATCCTACCCGTTACTGGCGCTAACCCTTACCGGATGGCAAGGAGTGTATGATGTGATGATGAAAGTCATCGAAACGATAGGACATCCCCTATCCTTTTCGACCAATTTTTTAAAGTATGAATGAATCAACCCAAATAGAATCTAGAGATGAACCAGCAATAACTCTGAGTTTATTCTTTACCGAAGAAGAGGTAGAATCTGTCGATTGGGATGCCGTTTTTCGAGAATGGTAAATTTATGGAATATTCCAAAACCAATAGAGAAAAGAGTCTCACGGCAAAGAAAGAATATTTCTGGTGTAGATGCGATTTGACTCATATTGGACAATATGGAAAATGTAAAGTTTGCGGCAGACGATGTGAAAAAAGAAAACTGAAAAAATATTAAAAGATGAAACTACAAGAACAAATTAACGAAGATATCAAGGATGCAATGCGCAAGTCTGATAAAACCAAGCTTGCAATGTTGCGGCAACTTAAAAATGCATTCACAAATGCCGCAATTATCAAAGGAAATGTTAATACGCCCTTAGAGGATACTGAGGCACTTAGTATTATTCGTAAACAAGTTGCACAACGAGAAGATTCCTTTAATATTTTTACAAAGGAAAACAGAATCGAATTAGCAGCAACGGAACTTTTGGAGATGCAATTACTCCGCGAATATCTTCCTCCTGCACTGACTGATATGCAACTCGAAATCCTCGTTGACGGTGTTATTGCACAGCTTGGAGCCACATCTAAGAAGGATATGGGTAAGGTTATCAAACGTGTTTCAGAGCTTGTAAATGGTGCAACTGATAACAGAACAATTTCAACATTGGTAGGAAGTAAGTTACAATAATATGGCAAAAAAGAAAACTACAAAAAAACCCTTCACCGAACATCTAGAACTAGTTTCAGAGACTATTATCGATTCATACCGTTATACTGTTTTTGAAAATGCTGATGTTCGAATAGATATTAGTTCTGAAACTGATTATGGTGGTTGCTACTATGAAGGCGATTCGCCAAGCATAGAAACAAAAATGAGAATCTATAAGAAAGTTTGGAAATGAAAACACCAACAATCGATAAAATTTTAGAAGACCTCAGAGACTGCCATGGATTTTCTAGTTACGAACTCACATGTATTAGAATACAATTATTAAATATTGCATTCGCAGTGATGATGGATTCAAAAGTTAGAGAAGAGGTTTATTCTAGTTTAGAATTAAAACCTTTGGACGAATAAATTTCAACACATTATTGGGATATACATAAACTAGGAGTCGGTAGGAAGAATTTATTCTTTAGTATATATCAAGCCGTGCGCGGAATAATCGGCGAATGCTGTTGACAGATGAAAGGATTTAATGTAGAGTAATCAATGAAACAAGAAATATTAAAATTAACAAAGGGATTTTTTCCATGTGGAGTTAGTAACTGGAAAACCGCCATGATTGATATAATATCGGGTGCGGCATTCCCTATTGATATTTCTTATGAAATCGACGAAGACGGAAATATAAACAAGAATAAAATCGAATATATGGAAGTTGTTCGTGATTTCGAAGATTGGAGAAAATTACCAGTTCGATCATATGACGAATCTGTGAAAACTTCAAAAGAAGAATTTCGTCTTCCTGCAATCATTGTATGTGCAAGTTTCAACAAAATCATTTTTAAGAAAGTTGTATTTCCTACCAAGTCTAATATATGGCAAAGAGATGACTACACCTGTCAATACACTGGTAAGAAACTTGATAGAGAATCTGTCAGTATCGATCATATTTTGCCTAGCTCAAGAGGCGGTCAGAACAGTTGGGAAAATTTGGCGACGTGTGATAAGGCGCTCAATATTTGGAAAGGTGACAGAACTCCGAAAGAATGTGGTTTAAAGCTTGTGAGAAAGCCTGTTAAGCCAAAAAATGGAATGATCTTCAATTTTATGCGTGATGAATGGAAAATGTTCTTAGACGGAGGCACACATGAATAATGTTATGAAGGGCGATGAATTTAAAGGTACTCTTTGGTGCGTTCCGAGGGGAAGATGGTTCAGTACATACGTCGAGCATTGGAGAAAATCAGACGGGTCTGTGGATGTTAGTCCGTTTGGTATTCCTGAGATGTCTATACGATTTGATATGAAAGACTTGATAGAAGTTGTTAAAGATGGCGAATCATTGGTTTACAAAGTCTCTTGACATCATCAACGGTTGTGCTACGTTAAACTAACAAAAATATGAAGAAGAAATTTAGAATATACGAACAGTTAAATGACAGAGGAAACACGGTTTACTTTGTGAAACAATTATGGCTAGGATTGTTTTGGGTTGTTGCATCAGAATTTGTACCATTAAGAGATGGTTGGTCAAGTCCATCTCCAACTTTGTTTTATAGTATGGAAGCGGTTAAAACTGCCCTTGAGGAGGTTAAAGTTATCATGGTAAAACAAAAAAAGTCTTATGTAAAGGTTGTTGAGTATGTGACAATTGAAGTATAAATAATTTTATCGAAGTAATTTAATGGAGAATGCCCTCTTGCTTGCAGGGGATGTGTGAGTTTCAAATCTCACCTTTGATAATGAAATCGAATTTGTGTTTCAACCCCCGAATCTATACTGTGATATTCGACAGTGATAGGGGATAAAGTAGAGCGCACAATTTTATGCGGTATTAATATAATGGTTATTATGGGAGCCTTCCAAGTTTCATATGTCGGTTCGATTCCGACATACCGCACCAAATATGAGTATATCCGATATATGTTTTGCGAATGATGCGAGAGAAAGTTGGAAGGAGTCTGATCTATTTGTAATAGACCTTATAAACCAATATATGAAAAAAATGAAAATTGTAAAAACAATCACAAAGGAATATGAGTTCTTTCCCGAACAGGAAAGACAGCGGTTGGCGAAAAATTTTACTGGTGATCAACTTCAAAGACAATTGGATATATTGGATGCATTCCTCGAAAAGAATGTAGAAAAGGTTCATGAGTTGTATGATGCATTGCCTTATGACGATGATGGTGGATGTCCTGAACAGGAATATATCGGATGGTGGTATAATGTTATATTTTACAACGAGTATCCTTTTGAGAAGAATATCTCATTGACAAAAGAAGAAAAAGAGTTAAAGTTTGAGTAGTAAATGCTCCTGTAGCCCAATTGGTAGAGGCGAATCGTTAAGGGCGATTTTGATGCAAGTTCGAATCTTGTCAGGAGTACCAAAAAGTTAATAAAATTGCTAACGTGGCTGAGAAGTCGAAAGCGCATTCCTTGTAAGAATGAATACCACACCGTCAGTGCGAATCTGACCGTTAGCTCCATAAAAATGAATTCAAGACGTACATTTTTCAAGAAATTATTCGGAACCGTGGTTGCGACTGTTGTTGCACCGTTACTACCAAAAGTAGTAGAACCCGCAGTTCCAGATTTTTCTAAAATCATGATTCCTATGATTCGGCGCATGAGTCCTGAATTTTTGATACACGAAATCGTCAGTGTTCAGCCTATGAGCGGTCCTGTCGGTCTTGCTTTCGCAATGAATATCGTACACGGTAAATATGATAACGAAGATTTTATAAAAATATGATTGAATTTACAACACCTATCCCCGATTGTCCATCAGATATAGACCGTTCTGTAACCGAGGGACAGGCCCATGAATTGTTTAAATTATTTATCGAAAATCAAAATAAGATAACCAAGAGCATTTTAGATAACATATCAAAAGAGGTTGACAAAGATAAGTATATAGTGTAAAGTAAAGAAAAGAAATAGCGAGTTAACATAAAAGTAATGTACAGGCTTCCAACCCCTGGAAAGAGGGCGCAATACCTTCATTCGCTGCCAATTTAGTAAAAAGATAGCCTCTTGGTGTAATTGACAACACTTCGCACTTTGACTGCGACATTCCCAGTTTGAATCTGGGAGAGGCTACCAAAAAAGTAACGAACCAATAATACATGTATACAATCTATTACTACTTATGTAAGTAAGTGTAATGAGAAAAAGAACTAGTATAATATGGTCAATACCTGATGATGAGTTCATCACAAGAGTCAAAAATTCAAAAACGATGTCGGAATTGTTGCGAACATTCGGATTACAAAATAAAGGTAATAATTTTATTACATGTAAACAACGAATGAAAGCTCTGAATGTAGATCATTCCCACTTTCTTAATAGAGAGAAATCATCTATTTTGACTCGAACGATGACGGAAGCTAAGTTTAGAGATATTATAGATAATAAGTTATATATATCAAGAAATCAAGTAAAGATATACGTTTTAAGATTTAATTTAGTACCATATATATGTGATGAATGTGGGATTCTTCCAGAATGGAATAATAAATCACTCACTCTACAACTGGAACATAAAAACGGAATATCAGACGATAACACAATATCCAATTTATCATTCTTGTGCCCCAACTGTCATTCACAGACAGAGACTTATGCAGGAAAAAGGCATAAGAAAACTCTGCCTCGATGTGAAAAGTGTGATAATGTTATTTGTAAAAATAATAAAAGAGGTAAGTGTATCGCATGTGATGGAGAGCGTAGACGTAAAGCTGTCCGTCCATCCAAAGAGGAATTGATTTTATTATTGACTACTAAATCAATGGAATGTGTGGCAAAGAATTTTGGGTTAAAGACTGGAAATACTATTAAAAAATGGTGTAAAGATTATAATATTGACAGTAAAAATATTTCACCATTTTCTAGACAGAATAAAGCAATCAATAAAAAAATCAAAACAGTTTATATCCCAAAATCAAAATACAAATATGTTTCGTATGATTCGAAGAGAGATGAATGGATATTTTCGTTGAAGAAAGATAAGAAGGGGATCGTCTATTTGAGATTTTCTTCTGAGATAGACGCTGCGAATAAAGTTAAAGAACATTTCAATCTACCAGATTATCTCTACAGATAATGCTTGACCAGAAGAAGCACCAGTGTTATATTACGATAACAATATATCTAGATTATGAACAATCTCAGGATTTACCATGTAAGATAATAGAAGAGGCGTTCATCCTGCTTCGAAAGTTGAGACGTGTATAGTTGTAGTTCTTCGAGGTATACAACATATTGTTTAATTTAAAATCCCTGCGTATAATAAAAGTAATTTCATAGCCTGTGAAGCTATCTAAGACGGAGCATTACCGTCCGAGGGAACCAATTTTAATGAGTGTTTTATATGATACCAAAATCTCAGAAAGATGGCCGAAATGGGTTTGTGAACGCTGTTACTCTCCTATTAAATTACTTAAACAAACAAGTAAGTGGCACGGAGATTGTGAAGAATGTAAATGGTGTAAAACAAAAAGAACGGTGAGAACATCACGATGGAGAAAGTATCCTGATGATATTGATCTATTCTTCGGAAGAATTTAAACAATGAAAAAATATTTAAAAACAGTAACAGTAACAGGAGCATCTGATGATACTTCTATTGACGAAATGATCGAAATTCAAAACGAGTTTCCATTTGTTGAATGGGGTATTTTACTCTCCAGACGACAAGCCGGAAAATCAAATAGATTTCCATCTGAGAAGTTTCTAAGTGCTCTTACAGATAGATTTTTAAAATCAGAAACTGGATTGAAGTTATCAGCACATCTTTGTGGTGGTATGGTTTTTGATTTTCTTAGTAAGAAATCAATCTTAGACATCGAAGATATTCTTCAATCTGAGGTTTTTAGCCGTGTTCAGATTAATACTCATGGAGAGCGTTACAATGTTAACCTAGAAAATTTAGCATATAATATCGGAGGATATAAACATATCCAGTTCATTGCACAATATGATAAGGTGAATAGTTATGTTCATGAGCTTAATTTGATGGGATTTAGTAATATTGCAGCACTTTATGATTTATCTCACGGTGCGGGTGTTCTTCCTTCTGAATGGGACTTGCCTTTAGATGGCATTTACACAGGATATGCGGGCGGTTTGTCAGTTAAGAACCTAGAGACTCAGTTGCAAAAGTTGGACACGATTATCGACACTCCTATTTGGATTGATGCCGAAACTTGGCTGAGAACAGAAGATAAGTTTGACATGAATTTGGTCAGACAGTTCTTGACAATAGCACAATCAAGGGTTATTGTTTAGAGTATTGGGCTAGTTAATTACCTGCAACGGTATTAGTAGAGGCAGTCTCTATGACACAATTGGAAAAGGTTCGCGCAGCCTG